GTGATAATGCTGCTGCCATTTATGTTATATTGTTACGTCGTATAAATATAAGAAGCGCCTATTTTTAGGCGCCTCTCTTAGATGTAAAATCAGGTGGAGTTATAATGTTAGGAGATGCGGTTTTACCATTTTTTGCGTTTTCTGCGGCTTTTTGTGCGTTTTCTGTTGCTTTATTTTCTTCATCATAGTATTTTTTTAATTCATGAAATGTGTATCGTCTCAACCAATTAGGTAAAGTATACACAGTATACCAATCATATCCCCCTCTCCCATGAAATACTATTTCATGAATTTGTTTAAATGTAGAAAATCTATGCTCCGAGGTCAGGCCAAAAAAAGTTAAGACCAATTGTAAATGGTATGCCCTCCTCAACACCCTCTGGGTAGAACTTAAGTTCAATTCCTGGTTGGACTTGAGAATAATATTCTCTTAAAGCTCTAGCATCTTTAGCTAATAAAAACCCACCATCAACAAATTGTCTAATATCAGCAACATCACGTTTACCATTAATTGATGTGATGATATATTTTAATCGGGTTGTTGCTTCATATGATCCTTGTGGATTTATTTTTAATAAACCTTTAATTTCAGCTTCAATTTTCTTTTCATCACCGTGAGTTAATAACTTAAAGGTAATGTTATTATCTGTAAAAGGTAATTTATAAGCAAATTCATTCACACCCTTGCTTAATAAATCTTCATTAATTTCTTTTTCTTCTAAAAGGGATAAATCTACAATATCTTCGCGTTGTTTTCTTAATGTAGGATCTATAAAGCTTACTGGGTAGTCTTTACCATAACCTAAAATACGAGCAGCGATTAGTATTGCGTCTTTATCTGCTACTAGTAATTCATCAAAATCAATAGGTGTTACTATCAACGACTGTAGTAATTTATCAATTACAGTTCCGTTTTTAATATAGTTTTGGTTAGTTAATATGTCTTCTTCTTTTGCAGACATATATTTCATTTCAATTTCACCTTTAGATAGTGGTGATTCTGCTGGGTATAGTAAGCCTTTTGAAGGCAACGAAACCATTTCAGTAGGTAATTTTAATTCGCTCATATAACATTTTTATTTTGTTCGTATATAAATATATAGAAAAAGAAAGCGTCTGCAAAGCAGACGCCTCTAAAAAAGAAATATGAAAGGGGAAATTAATAATTCAATACACAGTAATCCATAGCAATTGTTAATGAGATATTTAATGGTGCTTCTGAGCTCCAATCCATATCACCAAAGTTTGCTGATTTTGCATAAGCTCCTTTGATTTTCCATTCGCTTACTACATCACCTACTGGGCCTAATACTGATAATGTTAAGTCTTTCTTATAAAAATCAGAGTAACCATCACGGCCTGTTACTGATTCATGTGCTAAACGGGCCCATTCCATTACTGCTTGTGCACCACTTGGGGTGATTGGGTCATAAAGTTCTAAAGTCATATCATTCCATTTAACTTTACCTTTAACTTTACGATAAATGTTAATATGATCTAATACGATTTCTCCAGCATCAAAAGATGGTGAAGATGCCTTTTTAACTAAATAAGCGGGAATACCGTTAACTTCACAGATAAATCTGTTTTGAACCTTTGGTTCAAAGGCTGTGAACAATATTTCGTTAGTGTCTAAAATTCTTGGCATGTTATTGTTATATTTTCTGTCTATTAATAAATATTAATAAATAGGGTTCCTCACGGAACCCCACTTATATTATCCTGGGAATGCTGCTCCTGTAGGTAGTACTGTAAAGTCTAACACTATAAATTCAGCAGTTTTACTTGGTTGTAAATAAATTTGACCAACTAATTGATTTCTATCAATAACATCTGATGTATTGTTTGAATCATCCATCACTATTTTAAAGGCATATAAACCTTGACGTTGTACTACTGATTCTAAATATGGTTCAGCTACTGATAAGAATCTATTTCTTGTTGTTGCTGTATTTTGTTCAAATACTAATGAGCGACCTACTTGACCTAAGAAACCTTTCAAGGTAATCAACAAACGACGAACGTTAATTCTATCTAATGCTGTTGATTTCTTTTGTAATGTCTTTTGACCAAATGCTACAACACCTTCTCCAGGGAATGAAGCTAATGGGTTAACATTTGCATCATATAAAGTATCACGATCATCTTGAGATAATCTTCTTTCAGCTCTTACTACTGATTGAATACCACCACGATTTAAACCTGCTGGAGCGAACCATTCAGCACCTACTTGGTCATTGAATGCGAACACACCACCCATTACTACAGATGGAGGACACCATACAGACTTACCTAAGTTATTACTAAATACTTGTACCCAAGGATAATATGCGGCTCCGTAACTTGAACCAACTGTAGTTGCAGCAGTAACAGCTTGTGATACTGTAGAACCATATGCTGTAGTATCAAGAATTGCCATTGCATCTCCTCTTCCTTCACACACAGCAACTACATTATCAGCTAATGAACTTAAAGGACCATCACCTAATGTTACACCTGGAACTAATAATAAGTTAAAACTGTATTCATCTTTATTTGATAGTAAAGTTAAAGCAGCTGTGTAATCAGTAGGAGTAAATCCTTGACATTCACCAGATCCAGATGCCATTGTTTCAAAAAATGAACCTGTTCTATTAGTTGCGGCAATACCACCACTAAATGAACCACTTACAGATGATGGTAATGAACCACTAAATGTTGTTGCTTTATAGTTACCTAAATTATCAATTGAATCAATAGTATTGTTTACAGATTTAACACGAACAAGTGAAGAACCACCTGTAAAATCACCTAAAATTTCAACTAAACCTTTTGTTGAATTATATACTGGTTTTGTATTACCTACAACACGTGAGATATAATTTGGTTGAGCTGGGTCTAAAGATAGATTGGTCCAAGTTTCTAAAATATTTTTGTTATTTATATTGTCATCACCACGACGAATTAACAATGTAAATGTACCTTTTGTATTATTAACATTAGTCACTTCCCAACGTACGTTTTCTGAAGAACCAGAAACTAATGCTCCTGAAACTTCAGCACCACCTGTATTGTTTGCGATGTCACCCCACTGGGTAGCTTCTAAAACAAAAGATGGAGTTGCACTTATTGATGCTGAGATTGATGAACTTGCAAATGTTGAGTTATTTACAGTAGAAGATCCACTAATGATTTTAGTTACTAATAATGATTTACCTCCATTGTTGAAATATTCTTTAGCAGTTAATGAAGTAAAATATTCATATAAGTTACTTCCACTTTTAAATACGTCACCAAAAATTGATAAATATTCACTATAAGATGTTACAATTGTTGGGGCTAAAGGATTACCTTTAACTGTAGGACCAACAATAGCAGCACCAATTTCTGGGATACCTCTTTGTACTAAACTCTTGTCGTTTTCGCGAGAGAAAACTCCTGGAGAGATAATTCTTTCTGCCATAGTATTTTTAGTTATTTTTGATTTAAATTATTCGATAATAAATATTCGGAAAAATACGTAACCGCTTAGGACTGTGGTAAAATCTCACCTGTTTGGGCATCTAATGTACCTTCACCATATTTTTCACGGATTGTATTTAAAAATTCATTTTGGCGAGTTTCTGCTGATTTTATATCAGAGTACAATCCCGTTAATCCCTGATCAATTAATTTTAATTGATTCTCTAATTCATTTTTATTATATTGTAGTTGACCAATTTCAAATATTGTATTTGAATATTGTTCACGAAGCTGAGTAAGCTCAGTCATTTCTTGTTCTGTAATTTTCTTCATATTATTTTTCCCATTTATTTTTTGGACAACTTTTTTCTACAGGGCTAAATACCTTTTTATTTAAAGGACACCCGCAAGCATTACAAAACCAAAAATTCATCACATCATGATGGGTTTTATGTTCACAACCATCACATATCGATAGTCGATGTTCTGCTATTAATTTTTGTTCAGGGGTTGGATTAGCTGCTGCTATCCATGCTTTCCCTATTTCTACTAATTTGTTCATATAACTTAATTTAATAAAGAAAAGCCCCTAAATTAGAGGCTATTTCTTCACTTTATATAGAGGGGATTAGTCTTCAACTTTAATCAATTGGAAGAATGTTTGATAATTACCTTCTGTTTCTACATGAGCGAAATCGCTAATATTGAAAGGCTTATATTCTAATTCTCTTTCTTGATTCAACAAATCATTGTATTCCTTTTGGAATTCGAAGAAATCTGGGTTTGGTTCTGTTTTGAATTTTGGGTTACCTTCTTCGTCGACACCATCTTCTTTTCTGATAGATGGAGATAGTTGGTATCCACCACTTTCGTCTGTTGAACCATACTTCATAATTAATTCATCACGAAGTTTGTTAATTGATTCTTTTTCAGAAGTCAATCTTTTATTTAAATCAGTGATCCAATATTTAGTAATCATATTAAGTTTTTCACTTAATAGACCTTTAGAAATTGTTTCACCTGTTTGTTGGTTTACTAAACCATTAATTTCAGCTTCGAGATTTAAAAACTCGAATAATTTTAGACTAATTTTTTCCATAACTGTAGTTGTTTCTTATTTTGTTTTCTTTGTTGCTTTTGTTTTTGGAGCTGCTTCAGGTTTTGGTTTTGGAGATTTTGGTGCTTTAGCTTTTTTAGCTTCAGCAACTACTTCTTTAACTTCTTCAACCACTTCTTTTACTGCTTCAATTTTTGATTCAATTGCATCAGGAATGTTGTTGTTGTTTGCATCGGCTATTTTACCCTTTCTCATTAGAACAAAGGTAACAGCGGCCACGAGTACTAATACGATAATAAGTGTTAACATGTTTTATATTTTTTTGTTCGTATATAAATATATAAGAAGATCCAAAAACGCAATCTTATAAAGAAGAAATTTTATTCAAACCCTCCACCACCACCAAAGCAACAAGCTTCAGTGTTATATTGGATTACTTCTGCTTGATATGATCCTCCATTTCCATCTGCTCTTATAGCAACTAAGTCACAACCTACACATTGACTGTCTAGGTAAGTTCCATATGGTGGATTACAATTACCATTATCTACAATTCCTCTTGTTCCACCACCTGTATATCCAGTAACACCTTGGTTTAATATATTTCCTACATAATCGTTAGTTGCAAAATTCCAAACACTTCCTTTTCTAGCGCATATGGTTTGAGGACCGCTTGAACTTGTTAAATTAACGATGCTTATAGTCTCACCATTACAATTGACATATTGTATAGAACCAAAAGCTGTAGGAGTTATTGTATAACTTTCACAAGTATTTATGTCACTACAATCACATGGAAATCCTATACTCATGTAACATCCTTGTACACCACCACTCCATGATACACTACCCTCTAAAGCACAAGGTACAATATACCCCCAGTTTCCTGCTCCAGTATTATAAACTGATTGTCTAGCCCCATTACAATCAGTCCAAGAAATAGTTCCAGCATAACCATTAGATCCAAAACTATATGCTCTATAACTATTAATACAATCTGTATTTCCTGTAATCCTTCCAGATGAATCGATAATCCAGTTTGTAGTACCATCAGATATCCAACCTGCACTTACAGGGGTTGTTCTTTTAACATCTGTATAGAGATAACAATTCACTCCTAAAGAAGAGCAATAAGAATAAAATGATAAACACTGAGCCATAAATTAATTTTTTATTTTAACAAACATTTCCTTCAGCTCCACAACAACCACAACTAGCAGAGTCAAGTGCTGAAAAACAAGCATCATTAGCTGAAGCTGAGCTATAGCATTGGTAATATCCATATGTTATTAATGAATATGCTTTAATATAATAACTTGTATTTGCTTGAACTGTGAATGTATAACCTAAGGATTGGAGAGTTGATGACGTATTATTAAATGGTTTAAATATTTGTTGGTTACTTATTAAAGTTCCATTAGCAGATACTTCTAAAAACCCATATCCCGGAGCATCCCAACCATAACTTGCTCCATCAGGGTTTGCTAATCCAAAATTTGCTTGAACATAAACACTATTTCCTACTCTAACAACAGCATTCATTTGAGGGGAATATTGTGGACTTCCAAAGAACATCC